GCCAGGAATAACAAGACTAGAAATCAAAGACGAAGTAAACATTAAGTTCCATGACCTGGATCCTAGTACTCGTCGTAAATGTGAATCAAAACTAAAGTATCAGTTGCCATATGCTTATCATGTGCCTGCGTTCCGATTAGGAAGGTGGGATGGTAAGATTGGTTTCTTTACTACTGCCGGTTCTACATACATTAATCTATTAGATAGGATATTGCCTATCTTAGATGATGAAGGCTGGCACATTGAGATAGAAGACAATAGGCAACAGCATAATTTTAATTTTGTAGAAGTTACCGAGGATACGTTTAGCCACATACTTTGGCCTAAAGGACATCCTGCAGAGGGGCAGCCTATTGTAATTAGGGACTATCAAGTGGAGTGTATTAATCGCTACCTTGCTAACCCGCACGGAGTCCAAGAGATTGCTACAGGTGCCGGCAAGACTTTAATGACAGCGTCAATGAGCTTGTGCTGTGAACCTTATGGACGCACATTGGTTATTGTCCCTAACAAAGACTTAGTTAGACAAACACATGCCGATTATGTTAACATGGGACTAGATGTTGGTGTATACTTTGGTGATGAGAAAGACCTGGGACATACACATACCATTGCAACATGGCAAAGTATCAACAGTCTTATTAAAAAGAACAAAGAAGGTACAAGTGCTGTTGGCATGGAAGCAATTACAGATGATCTTATTGCAGTCATTGTTGATGAGGTACACATGGCCAAAGCAGATGTGCTTCGTTCAATGCTAACAGGTCCGTTTGCACATATACCAATTCGTTGGGGACTAACAGGTACCGTTCCCAAAGAAGAACATGAGTACATTAGTTTGTTGGCAAGCTTGGGCCCAGTACTGCACAGATTGCAGGCAAGCGAACTTCAAGACATGGGTGTGCTTTCACAATGCCATGTCAAGGTGTTGCAATTTGATGATAAAGTAGAATATAAAACTTACCAAGAGGAACTGACTTATCTAACGTCTAACGAAACGCGAATGGATGAGTTGGCCAAAACAATTGATACAATTAGTCAAGCTGGAAACACTCTTGTACTGGTTGATCGCATAGCATCTGGAAAGATGCTGGTTGAACGTTTACCAGACAGTGTGTTTGTCAGTGGAGCAATGAAATCCAAAGACAGAAAAGAAGAATATGATGAAATTACAACAGCTGATAATAAGATTATTGTGGCTACCTATGGTGTTGCCTCTGTGGGTATTAATATCCCCCGTATTTTTAATTTGGTTTTAGTAGAACCTGGTAAGAGCTTTGTGCGAGTAATTCAAAGTATTGGTCGTGGCATAAGAAAAGCCCAAGATAAAGATTTCGTCCAAATATGGGACGTTACAAGCACAGCAAAGTTTGCTAAACGGCACCTGGCCAAGCGCAAGAAGTTTTACGAAGACGCAAACTATCCATATCAAACAGAAAAGGTAATTTATAAATGAACATTTTAACAGTTGACAACACCACATACGACTTGGATAGACTACCAGAGGAAATTGACGAGGATCTTCGTTATGGTGTACTAGATTATTCAAACACATCTGAAGTTGATTACATGTTTGTTCCCTTGGTGTTCTTGGAAAGCTTTAGTTGCCCAGCGGCAGTACTAAGAATAGGCAAGCACGAACTAAAGGTTCCCTTGGATTGGTCCTTGATCATTGGTGAAGCTGACCATGGTGAACCAGAAGTCATCAATGTCATGAGTTTGAACGACCGCGGCTTCAGTGCGTTTGTGTTTAATCCCATCAACGGATACAAACCAGAGTGGCAAAAGGTTGAAGTGATCAACATCTACCAAGAAGTCAAATGGTATGTGCCCAAGTTAAAGTTTGGTCATGTGTTAGCAGTGCCATTAGAGAAAAGCAAAAGTCCAATGTGTGCTTTCTTTATCAAAGAGACTAATAAAATTCCAGAAGTACTTGACTTAAACAAGATTTGGTTTTAAAATAGTAGCATGGCTACAAAAAAGAAAACAGCGTCAGCGGCATACAAGTTACCAATTGAACAGGTGATGTCTGCGGTTGACCTTCGTAAGGGAGATTACTACTCCAGCCTTAGTGATGAGGATGTAAAGTCGCTAAGTACGTTCATGTCACAACGTTGGGCAAGTCAGGTACAAGGCGATTTGGAAGTACAAGAGCAGTATCTCCTTAATGTAAACGACTACAGCAACATTGACTACATTGCCACCACAAGCGAACATGAGGAACTACGCTGGCGAGTGTTAGCCTTGTGCGGTCTTGGTTTTAAAATGCGACATGAATTTATCCCACCCAAGAACAGCAAAAAGGATAAACTGGCAATTTGGCTAGTAGAACAGTTCCCGGCAATGAGCGATGATGAAATTGAATTATTTAGAACTATAAATGGCAACGATGTTCTGGAAGACATTGCAATCTCCAAAAACACGGGTAATAAAGATCTTAAGGAATTGTTTAAATAATGTTAATGGATTATCAATGTAAATTTTGCGGAAAAGCATTTACTCGCGAACGCACCTTAAGCAGTCATATGTGTGAGAAAAAGCGTAGATGGATGTGCAAGGATGACATGGATAGCCGCATGGCATTTAATGTATGGACTGACTTTATGAAGTTTGTTAGTCCAAATACAAAGAAGGCCAAAACCACCGAGGACTTTATACGCAGTCCTGACTACATTGGCTTTAAGAAATTTGCTAACTATATTATTGACCTCAAACCGGTAGAAAGCGACAAGTTTATACAGTGGCTTTTTAAGATGGGAGTTCGATTAAGTGATTGGCAGAGACCAGGAACGTACCAGCTATATGTGCAAGAAGCCGCAAAAAAGGAAACTGCGGAAAGAGCACTGGAACGTACTTTACTTGCAATACAAGAGTGGAGTGAGCAAACAGGAGAAGATTGGCAAAAGTTCTTTAATAAAATTGCACCAGCAACAGGTATGAATTTAATAGTCATGGGCAGAATTAGTCCATGGATCATATATTCTACTGATGCGGCACAACGATTATTAGACAGAATGGAACCTGGCCAAATTGACACTGTGGCAAAACATGTGGATACTGAATGGTGGACAAACAAATTAAAAAAGAATCAGGAAGAAGTGGCCTGGTTAAACACGACAATGGCTCTGGTCCTAGATATGAAAGCCTAGAAGTAAAACTTGAGCAGTTCATTGAAAAGCTCAATTCAGTGAAAGCTGAGATTAATGAGATTAAACAGCAACAAGCCGAAATACTAAATTATATAAAAAGTAGATTAGAATGAGCCAACCAGACGTAGACATTGACTTTGCAGATAGAGAACAAGTGCTAAAATTATTGGCACATGTACCAGCGACATTAAAAATGCCCAATGGTACAAGACAAAAGCATAAAACAGGAGTGTACTTCCATCCTGTTCCTGTTAACCCATACACAGGTTGGTGTAATATCGATTATCAACAAGCAGAGGAAGCAGGTTTCTTCAAAGTTGACTTGCTTAACGTAAGCTTGTATCAACGCATCAAAAGCAAAGAAGAGTTAAATAGACTATCAAACCAGGAGCCACTATGGGATTTACTATTAGACGAGGGCTTTGTGAATCTTTTATTTCATTTGAACGGGCATGTGGATACACTGAAGAAGACTTGCCCAACTTCCGTGGAACAATTAGCTGCCGTCTTGGCAATGATACGCCCGGCCAAACGCTATTTGATTGGGAAGCCATGGAGTGCGATTATGAAGGAAGTATGGACGAAGCCAGAGAATGGTGAGTACTACTTTAAGAAGAGTCATGCCACTGCTTATGCAGTTGCCATTGTGGCACAAATGAATTTGATCTGTGAAGAAATTAGTTACGGATTCAGTTAATGCATTTTACGCACCAGACTAATTTGTCTGCGTTTGGTGCGTTTGGTAATTACATTAATCAGGCTAGTTTGATGTCCGTGTAGCATTTCAAAGTCTTTGGTGCTATAGGTTTTAAGGGCATACACAAATCTACGCATAGGTTCTTTAAGAACAATATTGATAGGAATTAGTCTGTTACTACCCCACCACCATTCTTCGCCCATTTCCACAAACAGCATCTTATCCGTTTCGTCTTTGAGTAAGTTATAGACGTACATAGTGACCACAGTTTGATCACTGTTTTGTATAATTCCAACTAATTCTTGGTCTCCATAACGAACTAGGCTCATAAACGGGAACCGTTCTAGAAATTCTTTGATTTTACTTTCCATCAAGTATACTTAGCATATTAAAAACTCAGGTCAGCTAAATAACTATATGGCAACACTTAACTCAAGCATTCCTACAGCAACCTTAAATTACGCAGGTGCAGGCACTGGGCACAGTACCACTAGACATGTACCCGGTTACACCGATCAACGAATAGTTTGGTTTAAAGGTGTAGATAACATATTGGACATTACCTTAACCGGTAGTGATCGCAGACCTGTTAGTTTATTACGCAGAGAACTAACAATCACAATGTGGGATAGAACAACAGGAACTACCATTTTCCGTCGCAGAGCAGTACCAACAGTTGCCGAAAATGGTCAAGCAAGGCTAACCGTTTTTGCCCGAGACTTAACGACACTGGGTAGTGGGATTTATGCCCTAGGTGCCACATTTGTAAATGCTGAGGGTTTAGAAACTGCTCTTACTTGGAACCGTGCCATGCAAGGCGCATTTGACGTAGAAGTAAAGGATGCAGTTGTACCCACAAGTCGTGGCACATTTGAAATTACAGAGTACCTTAATGCAAATGATATATTCACTTCCAGTGCAGTAAATGGCCCACAGTTTTTTAGAAAAGATATAAGCTTATTCACAGTAGGTATATACGCAACAAACTGGACAGGTTCTGTACAGGTACAAGGTACCTTGGATGAAACGGTAACAGGTACAACATTGTGGGCAAACTTGAAACCACAAGATTATACCACTACAATTTTGAACTTCAATGGATACACTGGCATTGATCCATACAACTACTATGGTGGGGTTCGTTGGTTAAGAATAGCCAAAACTAATAGCCCATCCAACGCTGGAACACTTGACAAAGTCCTAATAAGAGTGTAAACTAACTCTATATGAGTATAGTTGAGAACACACTAAGAGCACACCTGCCTCCATTAAAGGCAACATCCAATGGTTGGCTAACTTTAAACTGCCCTATGTGTGTACAAAATGGTCAAGCAAGACCAGATACCAAACATCGCGGCGGCCTAAGATTTGACCAAGACAAGGTTGGTTATCATTGTTTCAACTGTGGCTATACAACAGGATGGCGTCCGGGCCAACGATTGGGTATTAAACTAATCAAGCTAATGCGAACGTTTGGCATTGACGAAGGCGATATACAGCGTTTAAAGATTCAACTGTGGGACCAAGTGGTTGAGGACGATACAGTTGTACAAGAACCATATAAGAAACCTGAATGGCCAGAAATAACTTGGCCGTGGACTGTTAGAGACTTAAACTTAGAAGCCGCAGAGTATCTTGACAGTAGAGGTGTACTTGAACTCAGTGATTGGTATACCAGTGCTAGCCCTATACAAGGTATGGATAACCGTGTTATACTACCTTATACAAGTGATGGCAAAATTGTAGGATACACAGCACGTTGGATTGGTGATGTGCCAGATAAAAAAACCGCAAAGATGATCACAAGTAGACCACCCAGCTTTGTATTCAATTTAGATCATCAAAGTCAACAGCGTAAGTATACTATTGTAACAGAAGGTGAATATGATGCACTAACGCTAGATGGTGTTGCTGTCATGACCAATAGCATTAGCCCAGAACAAGCAAAGATTATTGAGGACATTGATAACGAGCCAGTGGTGTTACCAGATAAAGACAAGGCCGGTATGACTCTAGCATTGCAAGCCGCAGAACTAGGTTGGAGTGTAAGCTTTCCAGATTGGCCAGACGGCATTAAAGATGCCAACGATGCGGCACGACAGTTTGGACGAGTTGCTGTTCTACAAAGTGTGATATTGGCGATTGAGAGCTCACCATTAAAGATTAAATTATTAGCAAGGCGGTGGTGTGTATAAAGTAAAAGTAGTTTGGCGGCTAGGACAAGACTCTAGTGAATGGTGGGACCAAGTTTGCATTTGGGCAATAGAAGAATTTGGATTGCCAGGCAACAAATATAAAACAGAACTAACAGAAGATTATATGATTTTTAATTTTGAAGAACAAGAAAACGCCGCCATAATGGCCTTGCGATGGGGGAATAATTAATGGATAAAGAATATAGTGTAAGTACGCAGACCTTGTACTTGCAGTTTTTAATTAGTAATAGAGACTTGGCGGCAAGATGCAATAACATCTTAGATCCAGACCACTTTGACAGGCGTATTAGAAAAGCCGCGGAGTTTATCAAGAGCTATGTTAGTCAACATGGTGACATTCCGGATCCACTACAAATTAAAGCAGTAGGCGGGGTTGACATTGAGCCTATAGGCGCCACTGCTGTACAGCATAGTTCATGGTTCCTGGAAGAGTTTGAAAAGTTCTCAAGATACAAGGCATTAGAAAAAGCCATCTTGACCAGCTCGGACTTGTTAGAGAAGCATGAGTATGGTGCAGTTGAGAAGTTAATTAAAGATGCTGTACAGGTTGGTTTGCCAAAGACATTTGGTACAGACTACTTTGAAGATCCTGTGGGTCGACTAAAAGCAATTAGAGACAACAACGGACAGGTATCAACTGGTTGGAAGGATTTAGATGATAAGTTGTATGGTGGCTTTAACAAAGGTGAGTTAAACATCTTTGCTGGCGCATCTGGCGCAGGCAAAAGTTTGTTCTTACAGAACTTGGCATTAAACTGGACACAGCGTGGAATGAATACTGTTTACTTTAGTTTGGAACTCAGTGAACTGTTATGTAGCCAACGTATGGATGCCATGTTAACAGACATGAGCACACGTGACTTGTACAAACGTCTAGATGAGGTTGAACTCAAGGTCAAGTCTGCAGGTAAAAAAGGCAAGCTACAGATTGTACAACTTACAAATGGCGTAACCCCAAACGATTTATTGGCATGGATTAGAGAATTTCAAACACAACGTGACATCAAAGTTGATGCTATCTTGGTTGACTACTTGGACTTGATGATGCCAGCAGGTCAAAAGATCAGTGTAAGTGATATGTTTGTCAAGGACAAGTTAGTGGCAGAGGAGTTGCGTAACTTGGTTGTTACAGAGAATTTGCTATTAGCGACAGCGTCACAGTTGAATCGTAGTGCTGTGGAAAGTGTAGAGTTTGACCACAGTATGATTGCAGGTGGTTTAAGTAAAATTCAAACTGCTGACAATGTGTTTGGTATCTACAGTACACCTAGCATGAAAGAACGTGGAACAGTACAAATACAGTTTATGAAAACACGTAGTAGTTCAGGTGTTGGACAGAAAATTGATTTAAGCTTTAATCCAGATACAATGCGTATCTCAGATGCAGTAGATAGTGGTGGTGGAAGTACTACAACTCGTGCATCAGATGTATATGATAAGGTGCGGGCCAGATCCAACTTAGGTACAACAGTTAATACTGAAGCACCACCACCACCAGCATCTACCAAATGGGAAAAACCAACTGGCACTCATGCATGGGATTACCCAACTGCTAGTGCTACAGCCGAACCTACAAGTGAGACTGCACCCGTACAAAAGCCCCTAACCGCTCCTGTTGCAACCAGTGCAAATAGAAACGCATTAAGGGCTATTGTTAGCCGTGAAATCTAATTACTTCATTCTGTACGGATCAGAAGCGCCAACATCTGGCATTACATCTGCGGCAATATCGTCCTCAGGTGCAACGGCATCTTCTGCATCTTGCTCTACATTAAAATCTCTAATGTCTTTGCGTAATCTACCAATCAACGAAGGATCACTTGCAATGATGTCTGCCATGCTAATAAAAGCCGCTGTGATTAGCTTTGATTCTGAAAAAGTTACTGGCTGGCCACTTGCCATTTTATTCAATGTTTGCATAAAACGACTTTGTAGCTCATCACTTACCAGTGGCCCCAACGCCATTTTTAAACGTGCAAGCTCACCAGAGCTAATGTCGTGGTCTGGTTCCCCAGTATCCGTATGAGTATCATACTCATTTAAACGGGAAATCTTATTGGCTAAGTCCCTTAATTGTTGTGCGCTTGGCGATAATTGCATTTTACAATCTCCTATATAGATTATTTAGCTAAATATATTAATATGCGAAAACACACTCGAAGTATTTTAGACGAAATTACAGGGCTAGTCCCAAAGCAAGATAAGCACTTACTTGTTGAGGGTTTAGCTGTGCAAGCTATTGCCCGTGTAATTAATTTAATGGAAGTAATTCAGCAAAATTATCCACAGCA